GGAGATGTTCCGTATCCTGCCATCATAGATTTGATTGCGAGATCTTCATCGTGGAATGACTTCTCAAGCAAGCTCCATGAACAGTCAGTGTTCACTGGGCAGTTTGTGATCGCCACGTTCCTGATGTTTGCTTTCTCGATGGTCTTATCACTTCTGCGAATCACTTTGCCTTCAATAGAAAATCCCAATTTGCGATTGGGAACATTTTGAAGTGCTTTTGCGAGCTCCCAGATTCCGTCAGCGCGTTGTGTTCCCTTGAGAACATATCCACGACAAGTCCATCCAGAAGTGCCTTTCAACTTTGGATTGAATTGCTCAAGAGACTTGTGGAATGTGACCGATTCGGGATAGCCGACGATTGCGGAAGTGGCTTGGGAGTGATTGTCATTAAAATGACCACTGTGAAGGAATTCGTCGAATTCGAGTCCCTTGGCGACGACAGTCTCGCCTTGTCGGTCTTTTCTCTCTGTGGACATGATGCCAACAATTTGACGCGAGTTGAAAGCCTCTTCGTCCTGCTCAGATGACTTTTCAATGAAAGCTACATCTGGCAACCAGACACGAAAAGTATCTTCTCCAATGTAGAAGTTGTCTTTCACTGATGTGACCTCGTGTACTTCGTTTGTTGCCAAACTACTCCATCAAACACGAGTCACCGTTGGCGGTTGATTCTGATACTACGCTGTATTGCACGATATGACAAGAATGCTCGTCAATCTTTTTTGTCTGCTTCTACCTCAAACACGAATTGAGATTCGACAGACTTGAGAAGATCAACTCCGATGCGAACTTCTCCATTGCACCCCTTGCATACAGCAAACATACCCTTGTTAGTCCACTTGATCAGCTTGAGGCGAAACTTCGCCTCGTCCTCATAGCTTTTAATCATAGTGTCACCACAATGGGGACAATCCAGATTCTTCATCAGCCCCTCGCTTTAAGAGCCTTAATCTTTTTAATGATCTGAGACTTTTTCAGCTCGATATCTTTTTTGAATGATACTGGTGCAAGGCTTTTGTCTACGACAAGCGAAAATGATTTCTTAACCGACTTGCTGATGTTCGAATTCATCTCTTCTTTAATAAAAGGCAAAAGTGCCACTGGGTCAATAATCTTGTGACGGATAACCTGCTTCAATCCCTCGTCCGAATCCACATCGGCTTTGAAGATATCTGCATGAGTCAATCCGACTTCTGCCAATTTCGTTTTCGGAATATCTGTTAATTGGTCAGCACCACCGCGCATCTTGACGTATTTGCGGATCGCGTTGATTGCCATCCCTTCTTGATATCTAGCCTGATTACCTGTGTCCAATCTGAATCCAGTTGGAGATGTTTGATCTGCGCGAACAGGGTTTTGCGTCTGATAAGGGCCACTTTGACGGTTGTCGATTTCTGCACCAGCTTTCTTAACGATGTAATTCCACATCGGCATCATATGAATAGGCATCCAAGATGGCGGGTACTTCGGCTTACCATCTGGGCCTTTCGCGGCTCCGTCAAAGACTTCGCGAGGAACGGCTGTTCTAGTTGTGCCTGCCCATTCTGGCTTTGGCCCACCATGTTCAGTCCATGTTTTGATATCACCGAAAGTTGGCATTGGTGGTGGAGCACTTGGATTCGATCTAGTCCATTCCTCTTTGAGATATGGACGCAGACGAGTGAATTGTTTTGCAGCATAGCCGCGCTTCATGCGTTCGACTTCTGGATCGAGTGGAGCATTGGTCATAACCTCATCAAGAGTCATGAATGTTGCTCTTTCAAAATCATCCACAGGGAGTGTGCTAATGCGGCTGCTACCTGTAAGCTGTTTATATTTTGCCAAGATATTAGCTTCGCTCAGAACGGTTCCAGATCCCTCAAGCTGCTCAATGGCATTCAACAAATGCCCAACTTTCTCTCGACGCTCTGGTTTCAAATCGGCTCGAATGTTGTTGTAAATCTCTTTTGCTCTAGCAAAGTATGGATTCTCACCTCTGCGTTGAGCCTCTTCCATTCTCGCGATAGGTTCATCGGCTTCACGCAAAGCAGGATCGGCTTCATGAATCTCTGCGGCTGCTGGAGAAGTTGGAGAAGATGCCGCTCGTGCTCTCTCCTTAGCTTCGCGAGCTCTTTGCTGTGCTTGAGACGCAGCCTCTTGTTCTTCCTGTGTTGGTTGAGCGTACATACTATCGTGCAATTCGGGAGCCATCGCTCTCAACTGTTCTCTCAGTCTTTGAATCTCTTGTTCCTGTTCGCTCATTGCGGGAGCGACTGGTGCGGGTGCTGGCGCAGAGGCTGGAGCGGGTTCTGTGGGACGATACGCGCTACCATCGAAGCGACGACCTTCTAATTTGTTATTGGCTCTTGAAATCATTTTATGTGCGATAGCACTAAGTGATTGATTTCTAAATTCTGCAATACGATTGTCTCTATCGAATTCAAAGGCACTTATTTTCGATTTTCTTCGTGAAGTTTTATCATAAACTTCCATTTCAATTTCGTGATGTCTATCTATTGATATCCGTATTATAAAAGTGTCATTGCTTTTTTCAAACTGAAAATCACTATTGTTTAACGAACGAACAATAGCAAATCCAGAGCGATTCAATTCTTTTTCTATTTCTATTAGCTTCCGCGCATCTTCGAGTTGCCTGTCCATCGAATGCTCGTGTTCGAATCTAGGCATCCAGCCTTCTTTATCTCTAAAATGATTATTAAATTCTCTGCCTCGGCTGTTTTTAATGGCAACGCTGAGTCCGGCCCCATACACTTCATCTCCGGTCTCCTTTATTGGGGCTTTTAATAAGCCACCCTCAGAAGGAGGTCTATCGTAAACAGCAAAATACCATTTGCCCCCCTGCTGTCTGATTGCAACATGATATTCATATTCGCCATTCGGCAATTGAACTTTACGCATCGCTCTTGCATCTGAAATAAGTCTAAATCGTTGAAGCTCAAGGCTCTGAACATCTCGTTCTCCTATTGCTTCATCCCTTGATGGATTAAGAGAAATTGAAGATTCTGGCTCTGGAGCGGGTGCAGGAGTGGGAGCGGCTGGTGCTGGAGTCGGTTCTGGTGTGGGAGCGGCTGGTTCTCTTGAAGTCGTTGATTCGCCAGTATGACCATGCCACTCTGGCTGATGTGCTTCTTGTGCGTGGTGATCCTCGAATCCATGATTGCCCGTTCTCAATCCACGATTTCTAAAATTCTGAGCGACATAGTGAACGGTTTCTTTGGGAACACCAATGTGTTCACCCATTTGCTTTTCTGTCATGGAATGATGACCGCGATGCTTTCCGAGCATCAAACGCATAATATGCTCTTTTTGAGCTCTGTCATGAGAGATTCCATGCTCGGCAGCGGCAGGATCATCGGCTGCGACAATACGGCCATCTGGGAGTTTGTACCAATACTTGTAATTCCCTGGGGCTCCGGTTCTCTTGACGTACTTATGAAAAGACCCTGACTTGATTAGATCGTAAAAATCTTCATCCAAAAACATATCTTCTCCTTAGTACGAGCAAGTGCAATCGTCGTCTGTATCGGACGTGAATCCTTTGACTAAACTCTTGACTGATTTCGATGTATTAAACGCAAAGCTCTTTTTAGTTGGTTTTCCGACATATTCTAAAATAGCCTCACCATCTCTGTTCACAAAGTCATATCCTTCAGGAACGACTTGAAGCTGACACTGACACCAAGGATGGACAGAGCCCACTGTCGCTCCCCATTCATTTGCCTTCTTACCATAATTGGAATCCTCCAATTCTGAAAGTCTGAATATCTTTGGTGTGATGCTATCCTCTTCTAAATACACACGTTTACAATGTTTACAAGCATCTGGATTCGGCCTTTTGTAAACCTTTTGATCTGCTCCATCAGGATAGTTTCGACGTATCTCCTGATAAATACCACGCTGGATGGATTCGTTCATCTCGGTGAAAGCCACCCTCTGCCAATCACGCGCCCTGTCGTTAATTGCATCAAACAAAGAAGTGCGAAGCTCTGAGACGGTTTTTCTATTCCGAATCGCTTCTGACACTTCATCTTGAACCATGCGAATCGCGGAAGACGCTGTTCTCGCTGTGGCCGCTCGAACCTCTTTGACCATATCATCAGACAAGCCTTTGATGTATTGGCCAGCATGATCCTGAGCCCATTCAATCGCTTTCTTCTCGACTTCGGTTGTCGGAGTCATTTTGAGAGCGGCAGATTTTGCCTCTTCATATGACAATTTTCTAGCTGCATCTCTGTCGAGGTTTGCAACGATCTTACCTAAAGTGTAACCCTCGGCAACCAGATTGCGAACATTCCCACGCAACAATCCGGCCCTCTTGAGGATCTCAAGCTCTTCAGAAGTCAAAGCCCTTTCGCCAAGTGCTTCATAGGTCAATCCTAAGAAACGCCTGCGAATGAGCTTCTCTATCTGTTCGAGTTGAGCTTTAGTCAGCATTTTCTTCCTTGTTGTGCTTCCTCAAGAGCTCTCCAAATTCAGGATCATTTTTATCAAACCATTCCTGATTGAATTCTTCGAGGTCATCCCAGAATTCAGGAGAGGCATCAAAACCATCTGATTCTGGATTCTTATCAACGGATTCTTTTTCTTTTGGCTTCATTGTCATTCTCCTTGATTCAACCAGCTCTTTCTCTCATCAACTCTGTCACTTGTCTTCTGGCATCAGCAGAGAGAGGGGCATAATCTCTGAAATACTTCAAATTAGCTAATGGCCAAAGTCTAATTCGAGACATTCTTCCAGCGGTCATTCTTATTGTTCTCGCATATTGTCCGTCCAGATTTACTCCACCAGCCCACCCTCGTAAAGTGTTTTCAACGTGACTTGAAACTACACCATATTCATTTGTTGTCTGCCTTGATGCCACTCTATCTCTATAACTCTGAGCACCTTGAGCTCGTCTCGCGAGATCATTTGATCTTGCAATAGCATCTGGGAGCGTATTGAAGAAATAATAGTCTCTTACTCCCACATCTTCTATGCCAGTGTCGGTTCTAGTTTCCAAACGATATCTGCCATCTTGTGAAAAAATGCGATGATATCTTGGATCACCACGATAATCAGAAACTCTGCGATACACTCCAACTTGAGGATAGATATCCGAAGGTCGTAACGCACTGGTATCTGAAAATGTGAATCCTGCTTGAGTCAACGCGCCTGCATGGACTACCCAAGGGAGCACTGGATCTCCACTTGAAACAGGAGAAGACCTGCTATTTTCTGATAAACGTGGCGGAGTTACTTCTGGTGGACTGACCTGATTGGGATCAGAGTCAACTGTGATTGGTGCTCTTGGTGTTGGCGAAGAAGGATTAAGCTCAACTCTTTCGAGCAATTCGCGATATTCTTGTTGAAGATGTTTAACAGCCTGTTCGCGCATTTGTCGATACGATTCTGCATAACGACTTTCTGGAGTATCCTTTCTTGAATCCCAAACGCCATTCCATCCTTTTCCAAGCATAAAATGCTTTCCAAGATGGCAAAGCATCCTTTTTGTCTTTCTTGACCTAATCTCCTCTGGCGACAAAGGAAATTCCCCTTCGACACCAGAAAGCGATCCGGTTCGAATTTGCTGTTCTGACAATTTAGATTCTACTGCTGTTTCGCGAACATATTTTTTACCATCTCTAAATGCAGCGAAGTGAACTGGAGCTGTGAATTTTTGCATATCCTCATCGCTGAGATTTACACCTCTTGCTCTTGCAAATGCTTGAAACTCATCTCGATACGAATCTAGGGCACCACCTGATGAAAAACTGAATCCTTGATTTGCCCAATTGTATGCACCGACATCGAGTGCTGCGCTCACTTTAATTATGCCACCATTCGGACATGATCTTAAAAGCCGACGTTGACCGCTATTGATGTATTCACCAACTTGAATGGTGTTTCGAGCACTAGGCAAAACGCTCATATATGAATTGTAAATTTTTGGCCTTCCACCTTCAACGCTCCAAGTTCGTTTCCATCCCTCCATAATTCTTTCGCCATTGGAATTATAGATTTGCATATGCAAAACCAAACTTGTTGATGAATCAAATTGAAGATCTGTTATCTTCATTGTCGTGCCTTCTGGAAATTGGTATGGCCAATCCTCTGCACGAAGATCCTTTCCAAAAATTTCTTTGAGCGTTCTATTCAACTTGAGAATATCAGAAATATTCAAAGGTCTTTGCATGAGATTGCTCATGTGGTGAGCCATCGATCCATGAATCTCACCAAGCTCTCTGCGCTCACGCTCTTCGCGTTCGGCCCTTTCTCTGCGCTCACGCTCTTCGCGTTCGGCCCTTTCTCTCTGCTCGCGCTCTTCGCGTTTTCTGATTCGATCCTGAATACCAGCCATTGTTGATGTTTTGTGATCTGTGCTGCGAGCCTGACGCTTATGGACTTCTGCATATTCTCGTGGAATCAAATCCGCTCTTACGAGGCGATTAAGCGATTCGTTGTAAATCATGTTTCCATAGGTGAGATGGTTGCTAGGTCTTTGAGCGGAAACGTCTCCCTGCTTCTCTTCTAGCTTGCGAGCAATCTTTTCGAGATTATCCATGAGCTGTCTGATGTTCTTTGATTCCTTCAACTCATTGGTTAGATTCTCGTCCGAGAGGGTGCTCCAGATTGCTTGACCAATCGGAGAATCTTGATACTGACGCAAGTGATTTCGCGCTGCCTGAATCTCTGCAATTACTTCGCCAATAGCATTGCGCTGCCATTCTTCTGGTTTCTCTTCATCAATAGGATCTTTTGGCTTTCTGAGAACGGCCTCTTCAACGCGCTCTTTTTCGCGGTCAATTCCAAATTGCTTCAACTGATTATGAGCCTGCTCTTCACCACGATCTGCGAGTTGACGCAAAATTGCGAGCTTCGCTTCATCATGAGCCTGAAGCGATTCGTACAAGTCTTTTGCCTTTTGGTCTCCTGCATCAGCGAGTCGTTTCAAGTGCTTTACGACTTGCTCTGGAATCACGCGACCGTGTTGTCCGGCTTCGTGGTAAACATAAACCCACTGGTTGTTTCTCATGTACTTGCGAAGGTATTTGTGACCTGCTACGGATTGTCCCAGCATGGCTTTGACCAAATCAATAACGTAGACTTCAGAGCATCGCCATCGTTTCAATGCGGCTCCTTTCGGAGTCAGCTTTCCATCCTTCGATGTTGGCCCTCTCACTCCTGACATTCTCGCGCAAAAAGAACGACGACGCGCTGCACGTTTTCCAGTCGGCTTCTTCTCGGTCACTGGAGCCTGAAGATTCGAGCCATGCTCGCGATTGTATTTAGCTCTGAATTTCGCGTTCAGACCACCCGTGGGTGAGTGTCGCTTCTTGTTGTAACCGTGGAACGGCTTATCACTCTTGTGCATTGAAAGTGTGCTTGGCGGTGCGCTCGGTGCAGGCTTTCCAGAAGGTCTTCCTTCATGATTCCTCATGACAGGTACTCTGCCCTCCTTCTCTCCGAGAGTTGGGGGCTCTTTGCCCTTCTCGACCTCTTTGAGCTTCACATAATAGTTTGGATCTTCTGTGAGATGATCCATCGCGATCTCTTGGGCAATCTTCTTGTCTGAAGTGTGCTCTCTCTCGACCTTCATCCCTTCTGCGAGTTTCTTTTTATCGAAATCAGAAGGCTTTTTATCATCTGCCTTGCCGCCTCTGATTTTATCAGATTTGATAAAGAACATTTCGACTGCCTTCTTGAATTCGTTTGTCTGGAGGAATCGAGTCATGATTGAAGAGATCTTCTCCATGTACTCTTTTTGCTTCTCTTCTGGAATGAGAACGACCATTTCCTGATCGAGAGTTTGACCATTCTCTTGTTGGCCGACAAGAGATCTGATTTGAGACGCAATATTTGAAAGCACTGTCTCTTGTTCTCTCAGCTTTGCTTTATTCTCTTCTAACTCATTGGCGGATTCTCTGAGAAGCCGCAAGCTAGTGGCTGTCTGAGCTCGCATTATCAGACGATGATACTCGCTCTCAAGTTCAAGCAATCTTTCCTTTTCTGTCTTCGCTGCTCTATTAAGTTCAGTCCATCTTTCACTTTTCTTTTTGAAGATGTCTGGCTTAAAATCTTTCAGAAACGACTTATCAATTTTTCCTTCTTCAACCATTTTTTTAACGACTGAATAAGAATAAACTTCAAACGCTCTTGCAAAAACTTCACTGCTATTTCGCAAATATTTGAAATGAAGTTCATGGGCATTGTAATACGATTCAATACTTGAATAATCTTCTCTCTGTGGCTCTTTGTAATATTCAGAACTTTGAACCACGTCTCGGAGCTCTTGAAGAAGCAGCCGCGCTTCTCCTTGCAGTGTTCCAGTTATAGCTTCTAAACTGATGGGACTAGAGCCGCTGGCCATAGCATAATCTATCGCATGACCAATTTCATGAAGAAGTGACTTGTTCGACTCAGTGAATCTTTTGAATATTCTGATTCTTGGATTCCAAGTGTTTGCATAGCTTCCACTACCGAACACAGAATACGAAGCATATGTCCCACCAATTTGGTCGTCGTTCATTCTTCCACATACAAAATCTAACGGAGTTTTGAATCTCACCCCCATCTCTGAAAGAACCAATTCGCAGATTTGGACTCTCTCATTCAGCTTCTTTTGCATCGTCTTGTTTGCTCTGCCGAAGGCGACGAATCCAACAAGATTGCAGGTCGATGTGGATGGGCTCTGATAAGCCACATCCGATATCCTACCTATCATTTGTCCATATCCCGAAACTTGCATTCCACTCAGCACTTGTTCAACGCTTCTGGTCTTTGAACCTGAGCGTTCGGGCTCTTTGAAAGTCATCACAGAGCCTTCAGGCGCATGGGCTTCTTTTTTTGACGGGGCCTCCTTCGCTGAATCCAAGCTCTGAATCATCTCTCTCGCGCTCTCGTCTCCGAGGTCAGCGAGCCTGCGAATGAGCTCCACCTTCTCTGGGCTGATTTCGTGGCGTTTTTGGCCTTCGTGGTAAACATAAATCCACTTTCCGCGAGCCATGTATTTGCGAATGTATTTGTGGCCTGCGACCGCCTTCATGAGATCGAAGATTGAGAAGCTCTTCTCCATTGGAGAGTGTCCGGTCATCTCTGCTCGAATGTCTTCGAGAGACACTGGCTTCTCCATCCACTCGCGCTCTTCTCTTGTGAGCTGCTTGCCTTCGTTCAGCTTGCGATTCAACTCGTATTTCTTCTTCACAATAGCTGAGAGGTTTGTGTCCCAATCATTGCCCTGTGCCGTCATCCAATAGACGTTGACGTTGTTTCTTTGGCCTACGCGATGGGCTCTATCTTCTGCCTGCCTTACGTCGGCTGCCGTCCACGGAAGGTCATTAAACACAACCTTATCTGCGCGGGTGAGCGTAGCACCCACAGCGAGGGATTGGCGTGTTGAAATGAACACGCGCTTTGGCGAATCTGGATTCTGGAATTCTGCCTTCGCCTGCTCTCTCTTCTCGTCGCTCATTTGTCCGTGATGAAGAATCGCCACGTCGCCAAAAAGCTCCTTGAGCTTCTGCGCTGCCTCGACCGACTCAGTGAACAGCAGAACGCTTGAATCTGATGATTCAAGGATCTCATTCACGAAATCGTGAGTGGCTGGGACTTTTGCGAGTGCTGCCTTAACTTTTGCCGCGCTCATTTCTCCGATGTCTCTCGGAAACGCTGGCATTCCTGTTACTGGCACTTCGGCAATCTGCGTGGTCTTCTCTGGAAGGTCTGCGAGCACTTTCCTCTTCTGTCGGCTGATGTATGCACCAGTGCGCTTGAGTTTATTCCATACACCACCAATCGTGCCTCTCTTGAGCTCGTCTTTTGAGAAGAGATTCGGCCTGATGATTTCCATCTGAGTAAACAGCTCTTCTTTTTTATTCTTGACCGCTGTACCGGAGAGCAGAATCTTGTGAGCGAACAGTGGAGCCATTCTTGTGATGGTCTTCGTGATCTTAGCTGTGGGTGATTTGATTCTGTGGCTCTCATCGACAACAATGGTGTCGAATCCGGCTGCCTGAATTGC